ACGGGTTACCGCAGCAGCTTCTTTGGCTGTTGGACCTGCACGTATTCGACAAGTTCAAGTATTGACTACCGCTGGTGGCGCAGGTCGGTTAACTATTACCGATGGTGCTGGCGGGCGTACAATACTAGACTTAGACTTCCTTGCTTCGGACTCTCACTCCGTGAACATCCCTGATTGGGGTATTCGGTGTCAAGATGACGTACTCATTACCGCTATGACTAATATTAGCGCAATGACTGTCTTCTATAGCTAGGGGTGCAGGATGCGATGCTATTATAAAAAAGGTGGTTCTGTTGGGAAGTCACCTGCTTGGACGCGTAAAGCGGGCAAGAGCGAGTCTGGGGGCCTTAATAAAAAAGGCGTCGAGAGTTATCGTAAAGCAAATCCGGGCAGTAAGCTTAAAACTGCGGTTACCAAAGATCCTAGCAAGTTAAAGGCAGGCTCTAAAGATGCTAACCGCCGCAAATCATTTTGTGCCCGTATGGCGGGTATGAAGAAAAAGAACACAAGCTCTAAGACGGCTAACGATCCAGATAGCCGTATCAACAAGAGTTTGCGAAAGTGGAATTGTTAAACACCCAAAGGGGAATATTTCATGAAAGGCACTAAGAAGATGATGATGGGTGGTATGACTGCCCCAGCCGGTGCAAAAGCACCTATGATGCCTAAGGGCGCAGCCCCTATGCGGGACGAAGAAGCTTCTATGGATCCACGAGATCCCCGGAAGAAGAAGAAAATGTTACCTCCACGAGTACCTAGCCAAGCACCTACAGCGATGGGCGCTCCCGCAGGTATGAAATCTGGCGGTATGGCCAAGAAAGGCTATAAGTCTGGCGGTAAAGTCCGTGGCGCAGGTTGTGCTAAGCAGGGCGTTCGCAGTGCTAAAATGGTCACCATGAAAGGTTCCTAATGCGTAGATACTACAAGAAAAGCGATTGCGGTTGTGGGTATAAAGCCGGGGGCACGGTTAAAGATTCGTGCTATACCAAGGTAAAGTCACAATATAAAGTATTTCCGTCAGCGTATGCGTCGGGAGCAATCGCTAAATGTAGGAAAGCAAAAGGTAAGAAATAATGGCAGTTCGCAAGACAGAGAAAGGTACGTCACTTAAACGCTGGTTCAAAGAGGACTGGAAAGACGTACGTACTGGTAAGGCTTGCGGACGCAAAGAGGGGGAATCACGCGGGACACCATACTGTAGGCCGTCGAAACGTGTAAGCAGTAAAACCCCCAAAACAAGTGGCGAGATGAGCGCAGCCGAAAAGCGCAAGAAGGTAGCCGAGAAGAAAAAACTGGGACAACCTGCGGGTAAACCACGTAAGGTATCCCCAGCAAAGCGGAAGGAGAAGAAGTGATGGAAGTTTTCCAGAATGGTCGGTTCTCGACAGGGGAACCTGTATATCAGATAGGTACACAAAACGAAGACGGCACCTATAAGGTTGTTGTCTTCGCCTTGATGAGTAAAGCGGAAGCAGAAGCAAAGCTAGCAGAGATGCAGCCTGTTAAAGCTCCAATAGCCCTGAAGGTTATTAACAAACCCACTAAGAAAACTGGGAAGTAACCATGACCACATCGGGTACCACAGCGTTCAACATGGACTTTACGGAAATCGCTGAAGAAGCGTGGGAACGTGCTGGACGTGAAATGCGTTCGGGGTACGACCTCCGTACTGCCAGACGTTCTATGAACTTGATGACAATCGAGTGGCAGAACCGTGGTATAAACATATGGACGATTGATGAGGGTACTATAAACCTCGTCGATGGAACTTCTGAGTATACTCTCCCTGCGGATACCATTGATCTGATGGAACACCAAATCCGTACAGGGGCAGGCAATCAAGCAACACAATCCGACCTTACCATAAGTCGTATTAGTGTTAGCACCTACGCGGCTATCCCTAACAAGTTATCACGGGGTAGACCAATACAACTCTACATTGAACGGCTACGAGATGCGCCTAAAGTTAATCTGTGGCCCGTACCGGACAATGACAACTACGTCTTGTACTACTGGCGTATGCGCCGGATTGAAGACGCGGGTAGTGGCGTGCAGACTTCGGATATGAACTTTCGGTTCTTACCAGTACTAGTGGCGGGTCTAGCGTTCTACATCGCTATGAAAATACCTGAGCTTGCAGATCGAATCTCGATGCTTAAACAAGCTTATGAAGAGCAGTTCGCGTTAGCCGCAGGCGAAGACCGGGAGAAGACATCCGCACGGTTTGTCCCTAGAATAGGTAGGATATAGCGTGGGCAATAGGTTTGCATCCTCTAAGAAAGCTCTAGCGCTTTGTGATGTGTGCGGGTTTGAGTACAAGCTACGCGAACTACGCAGCCTTATTGTTAAGGGCAGAGACACGAATATTAAGGCGTGTCCAGAATGTTGGAACCCTGACCAGCCACAGAACAAGCTGGGGGAGTTCCCCGTTGATGATCCGCAGGCCATACGCAACCCGAGAATAGATACAAGTATCGGTATAGCTGGGAGTCGGAGCAGTCGAGATATTCAGTGGGGCTGGAATCCCGTGGGTGGTGGAAGCGACCCGTACGGACTAACCCCTAACACGTTACTTGGTACTGGATATATAGGCCAAGTTATCATAGACATTACGTAGGAGTGCTAAAATGAATGTTTTTGGGATGGAAGAAGTGAAGGTTATCAAGGATAAAGGCGTGCGCCCATGCGGTCACGGCCCTAAGCCGGATATGAAAGGCGTCAAAACCACAGGGATTAAAGTCCGTGGTGTTGGTGCAGCAACCAAGGGAACTAT